GTAATTGCAAACTGCGGGGTGGCGCTAGGTGATAGGTTCTTGGTATAGGCAACATCAGTGTCTATAGCATCTAACTATGATTCGGTTTTGCAGCAGATAACGTCTGCCGGCCTGGTCATCGATCGTGCGCGCGGGCTGTTGGTTGATCAGGGCGGATTCGCGCGATGTAAGGTTGAGGGCCGCTCAGGCAAGCCTGGGTGGTACCGGCTCTATTCGCTGCGCGGTGCTGATGGCGGGTTTCTCATCGTCGGCTCGTACGGCGTAAGCGACTGGGCTGCGAACGACCACGGCGCAACCAAAATTCGCCTGAATCGCGATCAGCGCAAGACGCTCAACATGGACCAGCTCGCGGCCGAGCGGGCGCGCGTCGAGTCTGATCGCAAGGCCGAGGCTGCCCGGATGCTGGCGCGCCAGAAGCGCGCCGCAGCGCAGGCGTCTGCTTGGTGGCGGCAATGCGCGCCAAGCGGGCGCTCGTCCTATCTGGAGCGCAAGGGGTTTACGCCCGGCGCGCTGTACGGTGCGCGCTGTTCGCCATCTGGCAATACCGTTATCCCGGTTCAGGACCATGCCGGCATGGTATGGGGGTTGCAGGTAATCTACTGCGATCCGGAAGCCAGGCGGCGCAAAGAGCGAGACAAAGATTTCACCCCGGGCACGGTCAAACGCGGCCACTGGTTCGGCATCGGCAGCCTGGCAGTGGGCGGGGTTGCTCTGGTGTGCGAAGGGTTCGCTACCGGCGCCTCGTTGCACGAGGCGACAGGACTGCCTGTCGTCGTGGCATTTGATGCCGGCAACCTGTTGCCGGTTGCCCTGACTCTCGTTGAGATCTGGCGCGGACTTCGCCTGCTGTTTTGTGCCGATGACGATTATGACTGGCAGCAAAACGGCAAGGCCAATGCCGGAATCGAAGCGGCAAAAGCCGCGGCTCTGGCCACTGACGGCCGCGTCGTCTGGCCGGAGTTTCCGGCCGTCCGACCAGTCGGAACGCACAAAGGCCCGAGCGACTTCAACGACCTGCACGTTCACCCGTCTGGCGGGCTGCATGTCGTCAGAGCGCAGATCGACGCCTCATTGTCGGCTTCCGGATGGCGCCTGTCGGCAGCGCAGGGCGCCAGGGTGGCAGCGGTTAGCAAGGGGGAAGGGGATGGCTGGCGCCCGGCGTTGCGCAGCAATATATCGATTGACGAGGCGCGGGAGCGCTGGGTTTTTGTGTATGGCGGCAATGACCTGATGTTTGACCGGCAGGAGCATGTGCTCGTGCCGAGGCGAGACGTGATGACCCTGATGCCGGATCATGCATGGCGAGAGTGGAAACGATCCGGGCTGGAGGTCTGCCGGCTGTCAGAGGTGGGCTTTGATCCGGGCGGGAAAGACCAGGCTGTGCTCTGCAACCTGTGGGGCGGCTGGCCAACGGTCCCTAGGGAAGGAAACTGCAGCAGCCTGCTTGAGTTGCTGCGCTTTTTGTGCAGCGACGACCCGGACAGCGACGGCCTCTATCAATGGGTTTTGCGCTGGCTGGCGTATCCGATCCAGCACCCTGGGGCAAAAATGCGCTCGACGCTGGTTTTCCACGGCCTGCAGGGTGCTGGCAAAAACCTGATTTTTGAAACGGTGATGGCGATCTACGGAGAGTATGGGCGCGTCATCGATCAGTCAGCGATCGAGGACAAATACAACGATTTTGCCAGCAGAAAGCTGTTTCTGGTGGCGGATGAGGTGGTCGCGCGCAGCGACCTGTATCACGTCAAAAACAAGCTCAAAGCGATGATCACCGGAGCGTGGATCAGGATCAATCCGAAACACATTGCCGCGTACGACGAAAGAAACCATGTGAACATGGTTTTTCTCTCCAACGAATATTTGCCAGCCGTCATCGAGGTTGGCGACCGCAGGCACTGCGTCATCTGGACCCCGCCATCCTTGTCCGAAGAGTTTTACCGGGAGTGCAAGGCCGAACTGAATGCCGGCGGGCGCGAGGCTCTCCATTGGTTTCTGCTGCATTTGCCGCTCGGCGATTTCGATGAGCACACCAAGCCGCCCATGACGAAGGCGAAATCCGACGTGCAGGAGTTGTCCGCCGGGAGCATCGAACGGTTCGTCCGTGACTGGATCGCTGGCGAGACAAACTGCCCGGTTTGCCCCTGCGCCAGCGGGCAGGTTTATCTGGCCTACCAGCGCTGGTGCACGGCGCGCGGCGAAAAAGCCCGCGCACAGAACCATTTGTCCGGTTATCTCGGCAAGCAGCCCGGGTTTTCCATCCAGCTAAAAGACTGTTTCAAGTCGGCCAGTTATGGCGGGGCGCCGATCCGGCGACGAATGGTCATTCCGCCGGAGTCGTTGCTGCATCGTGCCGAAGTTGGAGCGACCGACTACCGAAAACCTGCCAGCCAGACCGAAACCCAGTGGATTACCGACTGCTATTATGTTTTCCAGGCGGCGCTTGGGGGGGAATCCGATGTTTGACCGACCAAATGTGCGGCTTTACCGAACGCACCGAACGCACCCCGTACGCACGACCGAACGCAGCAAGTTGTTGATTTTCAAACAACCGTACACACCGAACGCAGTTATGCAGGATCTACGTGCACACGCGCGCGATGACACGTTCGCCGACGCGTGCATCCCTCGCGCGCATAGATTGTGTGCGTTCGGTGCGTTCGGTGCGTACGGTACACGCATAATCAACGGGTTACGTGCACTCGCCCGCGTTCGCCCGTGCGTTCGGTGCGTACGGTCATGGCGCTCGCGCGCGCGGCCGCAGCTTTCTTTTCTTTTATTTGTAAAAAAAAGAAAAGAAAGGAGTCTGCCATGAGCCGCCCGCTCGCCTCATCGGATTTTGTGGCCTTTGGCCGAGAGCGTCCGGCCGCTTTCGCTGCCCGGCTGGGGGTTGCTCGATCGACCATTAGCCGGGCGATCCGCCGCGGCCGGCTTGTTCTCGGTTCGGACGGCTGCCTGGACGTGTCCAGCAGCCTCATCCTGTGGCAGCAGACGACGTCCGGGCTGCGGCCGGATGTTTCCGCCCGGCATGCGGCCGGCCGGCGAAGTGGCCTAACAGGGGGCGCCGCCGAGCCTGTTGTGACGGGCGCCGTTGGTGAGGATCAAGGCGAGGAGGATCACGGCGAGGTCGACGGCCAGGACTCCACTGAAACGATCGAGCACGGCACGCTGCGCTACTGGACCGCCCGCCGCCTGGCCGCGCAGAACGGGCTGGCCCTGCTCTCGCTGCAGATGCGGAGACACCAGCGCTATGCGCGCGACGCCGTGCGCCGCGAGGCGCATGCCATAGGCGGAGTCCTGCGCGCCGCGCTCGAGCGGATGGTGGACCAGACGGCGCCCCGCCTGGCCGCTGCCGATCCTGACGCCAGGACTGCCCTTGTTGCCGCAGAACTGGCCCTGGTGCGTCGCGCCATCCGGGAAGAGTTCGTGCGCTCTCTGCGCCGGCTGCGCAAGCCATGAGCACGGCGCCCGTGCGCGGGGAAGCGCCAACGCGGATGCGCGATCAGATGCCCCGGGTTGCCGAGTGGCTGGACGCGCTCCGCCAGGAGTTCGGCGCGGCGCCGGTTGTTGCCGCGATCCGGAACGGCCTGCGCGGCGGGACCGATTTTCACGCGGTGGAAAACGGATTCGAGATCGGTCATTTGCCGCCGCCGCCTTCGGCGCGATTCAACGCCGACTATCTGCTCGAGGTGACCAGCCCAGGCAGCACGCCGGCCGTCCCGTCCAGAAATTTCGTTTTCCCAACCGCCAGGAGAGGCCGCCAATCATGAGCGATTTCATTTCCATCGATCTGCGCGGCCTGTCGACGGCGCAGGCTGCCCTGGGCGCGCAGATCGGCCATCTGCCGTTCGTCCTCGCGCGCGCGCTGACCGTTACCGCGCATGCCGTCAACCGCGAAATCCGTGTCGAGATGGGCGCCAAAATTGCCGGCGGCGCCACGCCCTATACACTGCGCGCCTTCGAGGTGCAGATGGCGACCCGGCAAACGCTGCGCGCCGAGGTCCGGCTGCGCCCAACCCCGGACACTGCCGGCCGCGGGACGCCCTACGAACGCTCGCTCGGCCATCTGTTCCGCCCCGGGTCGGGCGCCCGCCAGTTCAAGCGGATCGAAAAACTGCTCGCCTTCCGCGGCCTGATGCCGGCCGGCATGCAGCTTGCCCCGGCGCCCGGACTGAGACTCGACGCGCGCGGCAACCCGCGGCCGGCAGACATTCATGAAATGCTGGGGATCCTGCGCTCATCGATTCGCAACCTGCGCACGTTCCGGGCGGTGAGCGGGCGCGGCAAGCAGCAGCGCGCCGTCGGATTTTTCGTCGTCGTTCCTGGGTCGCCTGCCAGCAAACATCTAGCTCCCGGCATCTGGCGGCGTGACGAGACCGGCAATCGTTCGGTGGTTCATCCCTGGTTTCATTTTGTTTCGCCGCCCGGCTACCGCCAGCTGTTCTCCCTCTCGGCGATCGCCCAGCGGGTGGTCGATACGCAATTCTCTGCCGCGCTGGATCAGTCGGTTGCCCGCGCGCTGGCGTCGCCGCGGCCATGACTGGCGCCCTCGCCGTTCCGCCCGCTGGGGTCGCCCACGAGGGGGCTGCCAGTCAGTCGATGGTTGCGCTGCAGACGGAAAAGGCGCGCCTCGGCGCCCTCGACCTCGAGATGCAGCTTGCCGAGGCACGCGCGACCTCCTGCCGGCAGGCCGCTGTGGTTGCCGCCGGGCTGGCCGTCCGCAACGCGGTTTGTGCGGCGCTCGACGCCCTGCCGGAAATGCTGCGCCGTGCGCTGGGCGAGCCGTCCCGTGGTCCGGCTGACGAAACGCTCGTGCATTACCGTCTGTCAGACGCGGTGCATGAAACGGTTGACCGCCTCGGGCGGCTGGCCGAATCGGCAGCCGTCCCGGCGCTGCCAGAGTTCGGCGCCAACTTTCGGCGCGGTTGCCGGCCGCGCAGCCTGCTGACCGTCAGCGAGTGGGCCGACCGCCACCGCTGGCTGGCGTCCGGCACCAATGCGCCCGGGCGCTGGCGAACGTCGCTCACCCCCTACCTGCGCGACATCATGGACGACCTCTCGGAGCACTCCCCGGTGCGCACCGTCGTTTTCTGCAAAGCGTCCGGCATCGGCGGAACCGAGGCCATGTACAACTGGCTGGGTTACATCATGGCCCACCTCGGGAATCGCGACGTGCTGCACGTCAGCTCGACGCTAGAGCTGCGCGATCGGTCGTTCAACCCGCGCCTATCCAAAATGATGCGCGAAACGCCAGCCCTCGCAGCCATTTCGCAGACAGCCTCGCGGCACTCGGCCAATCGGTCAGACGTGCTCGAATACAGCCCGGTTTCCCGCCTGATCAAGGCGGGCGCCAACTCTCCCGACTCTCTCTCGTCAGATCATGTGCCCTATGTGGCGCTCGACGAGGTCGATCGCTACCCCTGGGATGTCGGCGGCGAGGGCGACCCGCTGACCCTGATCAGCAATCGGCAGCGCTCATTCTCGCGCGCCAAAACTTTTCTGTTGTCCACCCCGACGCGGGCGGACCACTCGCGCATCTGGGACGCCTACCTCGAGGGCGACCAGCGGCGGCTGCACGTGCCCTGCCCGCACTGTCAGGGTTATCACGAGATGACCCGCGACCGCCTGCGCTGGCGCTGCGCGCATCCCGTTGGCGGGCATGCCGCCGCCGCCGTCGAATCGATGCAGTCCCTGCAGGCGCCAGACGGCGCGCCGGCCGGCAATCCCGGTGGCCAGCGCGCCGTGCTCTCCGCCTGGTTCGTCTGCCCGTCGTGCGGGGCGGAAATCGACGAACGCGCCAAACCGTGGATGCTGGAGCACTGCCGCTGGGTGGCGAGCGTCGCTCGCCCGAGCGTTCCCGGAACGCGCAGTTACCAGATGTCCGCGGCGTACTCTCCCGTTGGCCTGGGTCTGACCTGGCGCGATCTGGCGCAACGTCTGGTCAATGCGCAGACCGACACGACAAAGGTCCGGGCCATTATCAATACCGACTGGGGCGAGGTTTACAAGGAGCCGGCCGAGGCCATCGAGGGCGGGGTGCTCCTGCTGCGCCGCGAGACCTACACCCGCGAGTCGCTCGAAGCCGCCGGGAAAATCTGGCGCGTCACCGCATGGACCGACGTCCAGAAAGACCGGCTTGAAATGAGCGTGGTAGGGTGGGGCGCCGGCGAGGAGGCGTGGCTGTTCGATCACGTCATTCTGTCCGGCGACACGGCGCGCGAGGACGTGTGGCATGATCTGGCGGCAGCCGAAGAAGAGGCTGGCGTCGACTTCGCCGGCGTGGACGCGGGCTATAACACAACGCTGGTGCTCGCCCATGTCGCGCGCGGCGCCTGGCGCCGGGCGACGAAGGGCGTGCCTGGCACCTGGCGCGCCATCATCGAAGACGCCGGCCGGCGGGCGCAGCGCCTGCGCCGGCAGCGCCGTGCCGGCCCGATGGTCGAGCCGATGGGCGTAGACCAGGCAAAATCCATCATTCTCGCCCGCCTGCGGCAGGCAAAGCCAGGTCCCGGATACCTTCATTTCCCGGTGTCCGAGGCGTTTGACCAGGAATATTTCGACCAGCTCGGCGCCGAAGAGCTGCGCCGCAGGGTGCGCAATGGCCGCGTCCTCGTCGAGTGGGTTCAGGTCCGCCCGAGAAACGAGGCGCTCGACTGTCTGGTCGGCAACCTGGCAATTTGCCGCCTGGCCGGGCCGCTGCTCAACCTGCCGCACAAACGCCGCGCGTCGCCGGCGCCTAACCCCCTGGGCGACGCCCCGCCTGCCGCGGCCAGCCCGGCGCCCGCAGCGCCCCCGGCGTTCGATCTGCAGGCCGCCATCGCCTCGGCCGCGAGGGTGCTGCGTGGTCGGCGATGACCTCCTGCAGTTGCTCGCCGTCGCCCGCCAGGCGGCGCCCGAGATTCCGCCGGAGGTCTGGTTGCGGGTAGAAGCGGCCATCCGTCAATCTGATTTGCGCGCGCAGCGGTTGTACATCGCCGCGCGCGCCAAGCGGCGGAACCTGCAGGCGGTCGAGGCCGCGCCGCCGGAAGAATCCACCGACGCCCTGGCTTGCCGCCTCGGCCTGTCGCCACGCCGGATTCGACAGCTGCGGCAACTCGCGCGCGGCGGGTGACGCGCAGAGGATCCCGCGCGTCACGCCGCGATTCCCCCCGGAAAATTTTTGCCTAGTTCCGGACCGCCGGGCGGGCGATGATTGGACATGACCCTCGCCATCCCGAACGCAGAACCGCTGGCCATCCGCGCCGGCGAGACCATCGCCTGGCAGCGCGAGCTGCCAGAATTCTCGACCGCAGACGGCTGGCAGCTCGCTTACCGCCTGCTCTGGCGCGATGCTGGCGCGCCGTCGCCGGTTGACATTCCGGCCGTCGGCGCCGGCACCTTTCATACGGTTGAGCTGTCCGCCACGTCCACCGCCACGTGGACCGCTGGCTGGGCGTCTCTCTGGGGGCGAGTCGAGCGCACCGTCGGCGGGGTGCTTGAGCGATTCGGCCTCGGCGTTACCAGCGTCGAGATTTTGCCGAACCTGCTGACGGCAACGACGCTCGACGCGCGCAGCGACACGAATCGCGCGCTGGCCGATTTGCGCGAGGCCCTGGCGTCCTATGTTGCCGGCGGTCAGGGGGCCGTGGTGTCCTACACCATCGGCGACAAATCCATGACGTTTCGCAGCGTTTCCGACATTACGGCGCTGATCCGATATTACGAGGCGCAGGCGATCCGCGAGTGCATCGACCGCAATCCGCGCGTGCTCTACCGTGCCGGGTAGTCTGGTGCGACCGACCGTGAGCCAACGACCATGACAGACCGCTCTTCCCGCGCGCCAGCCGGGATTGTTCCGTTCGCCCGCCGCATGCTGGCCCCCTTCCGCCGCTCGGCAGAGACCCCCGAAGAGCGCGCGAGCTGGTTGCGCCAGACCATCAGTGCGGTGGCCGAGCCGTTGCGCACGCAGCGCGTGGCAGCGCTGCAGTCGGCCACGCGCTCGTTTTCCGCCGCGGAAACGCCGGACTGGGTTGCCGACTGGCCGACCGTGGCCGGAGAAATCAACGAGGCCCTGTCTCGCCAGTGGCAAACGATGATGCACCGCTCGCGGCTGCTCGCCAGGAACAACGAGTGGGCGCAGCGCTACCTGCTCCAGCTCGAGGACAACGTTCTCGGCGCCACCGGCATCCGGCTGCAGATGCGGGTGGCCCTGGCGACTCGCCCGGCCGAGCAGGATGCCGCCACCAACGCCATAATCGAGGCGGAATGGGATCGCTTCGGCGCACGCGGCGCCTGCGAGGTGTCCGGGCAGATGACCTGGCGCGAGGTGGAAAAACTGGCCCTGATGAGCCTCGCCCGCGATGGCGAGATCCTCTATCGCCTGCGCCGCGGCTCCGGCCCGTTCGGTGTCCGCCTGCAATTGATCCCTGCCACGCTGCTCGACGTGACGCTGACGCGCGAGCATCAGGGGCGGCGCATCCGGATGGGCGTAGAAATCGACGACGACGGAGTGCCTGTGGCCTATTGGCTGCTCGCCGCGCGCAGCGGAGAAAGTGCCGGCGGAGCGGTCAGCGTGGGGCGGCATGTCCGCGTCCCGGCGGACGAAATCCGTCACCGGTTCGTTGCCGAGGAAATCGGCCAGTTGCGCGGCATCCCGTGGCTTGCCGTCGGCGCCCGCCGTCTCTGGATGGCGCAGAAATTCGAAGAGGCGGCGGCGGTTGCCTCGACCAACTCGGCGCAGCGGCTCGGGTTTTTCGTGTCGCCCACTGGCGACGCGCCGCCCGGGTTCGCCGATCAGATCGTTTCCAGCGTCCTCGATGCGGCCAAAGCGGCCGGGAAGGTCCTCAGCCCGGACGAAATCGCACAGATTACGGCAGCAGCGGACAAATTCACCACCACCGTACCGGGGCAGTTCGACACCGTCCCGTCGGGTTACGACTTCCGGCAGTACGACTCGGCCTGGCCCAATATCCAGGCCGGAGAGTTCGTCAAATCACAGATTCGCGGCTGGTCGGCCGCCCGCGGCGCCTCGTACGTATCGATTGGCAACGACCTCGCCGATGTCAATTACAGCTCGGCGCGCGTCGGCATCCTCGACGAGCGGGAGCACTACAAAGGGCTGCAGGCGCGCCTGGTGTCCTGGCTGCACGAGGACGTTTTCTCAGCCTGGCTGCCCCATGCCGTCCTGCGCAACCCGTCGCTGCGCGCAACGCGGATCGACGCCTATCGCGCCGCCGCCACCTGGCGCCCTCGCCGCTGGCAGGGCATCGACCCAGTCAAAGAGGCCGAGGCGAGCCGCCTCGATCTGGAACTTGGCCTGACCTCGCGCACGCGCCTGATTCTGGAGCGCGGCGAGGACCCCGAGCAAATCGCCGGCGAGCGCGCCGAGGATGACCGTCTATTCGGTCCGCTGCCCGCCGGAACTTCTCCTGCCGCGCAGCAGGAGGACCCGCCTGCCGGGAAAGATGGCAAAAAAACGCAGGGAAATTTTCTGCCTAGTTTGCGCGCCATCGCCGGAGCATGATTGGTCCATGATTCCTCCCGCCGCTCACCCTGTCTCCTCCCCGCCAGCGTCCACCGACAGCGCGGGCATTCCCACGCCGGCCGCTCCTCCTCCCTCGGCGGCCGGCGTTTTTTCTCATGCTCAGGCCGTGGCATCACGGATTGACCGTGCGATGTACCGGTCCATCGATGGCGCGATCGTCGCTCGCCGCTCCGGCGCCGCTGCGGATGACGGTCTGTTCCGCGTCGAGGTAGCGTTTTCGTCCGAGGAGCCCTATCTGCGCGCCGACTGGTTTGACGGCCCATGGGTCGAGACCCTCGGCCACAGCCCCGGCGAAATCGATTTGTCCCGTCTGCAGAACCGCGCTGCGGTGCTGGCCAATCACGACCGCGGCCCCGGCTCGGCGGGCGCGCCGCTCGGCAACGTCTTAGGCGTCGTCGAGCGCGCCTGGGTCGAGCAGGGACGCGGCAAGGCCATGCTCGCGCTGTCGCGCCGGGCTGACCTCGCCGGCCTGCGGCAGGACATCGAAGACGGAATCCTGGGAAAAATCAGCGTCGGCTATCGCATCGGCGAGCGGGTGCTGACGCGCGCGCCGCAGGATGGCCCTGACGAATACCGAGTGACCCAGTGGTCGCCGTTCGAAATCTCGCTCGTCGACGTGGCTGCCGACGACACTGTGGGCGTCGGCCGCGCCGATGGCCCGCGGGAACTCCGCCCGGGCGCGTCGCGCGCCACGCCCCTTGATCCACAGCCCGCCGCGGGTTGCCCCACCCAAACCACCAGGAATCACACCATGGAAATGACAGCCCAGGCGGAACAGCCTCCGCTCCATCCGGCGCCCGCCGCCGAGATTCGTCTTTCACCCGACGCGCTGGCCGATGAGCGGCAGCGCGTTTTGGAAATCACCGCCCTCGGCCGCGCGCACGGTCTGGACGACCGGGCGCGCTCTGCCATCGGCGCCGGCACCAGTGTCGAGTCGTTCTCGGCGCAGGTTTTCCAGGCCCTGCGCGACACCGGGAAAATCCGCCTCGCCGAATCGCCGGAAATCGGCATGAGCGAAACGGAAATTTCCAAATTCTCGTTCCGCAAGGCCATTCTGGCGGCGCACGATCCGGCGAGCGCGCGCCAGATCGCGCCGCTCGAATTCGAGGCGAGCCTGGCCGCGCAGGCCAAACGCAGCAACAGCCGACCCGAACGCGGCGGTGCCATCACCATCCCTTCCGACGTTCTGGCGCGCGGCATTTTCTGCCAGCGGAGCGAGGTCATGGGCGCGCTTGGCGCCCTGCGCAATGCGTTTGGCGGCCGAGGCGTCGCCTATCGCGACATGACCGTCGGCAGCGCCACCGGCGGCGGCAACACGGTCGGCACGGACATTCTCGGCACCGATTTCATTTCTCTATTGCGCAACGCTCTGGTGATTGACCGGCTCGGCGCGACTTTCCTGCGCGACCTCAACGGCAACGTTGCCATCCCGAGCCATAGCGCTGCAGTGACCGGTTACTGGGTTTCGGAAAACGGCGCCCCGACCGAGAGCGCGCCGACCGTTGGCCAGGTGACGCTGGCGCCAAATACCGTTGCCGCCTGGTGCGATTACGGCCGCCGCCTGATGCTGCAATCGTCGATCGACATCGAGGCATTCCTACGCGCCGACCTCGCTGCCACCCTGGCTCAGATGATCCAGGCAGCCGTCATCAACGGCGCCGGCAGCGACGAGCCGACCGGTATTCTGCAGACGAGCGGCATCGGCAGCGTGGCAGGCGGGACCAACGGCGCCGCGCCGACCTATGAGCACATGGTTGACCTCGAGTCGGCGGTCGCTGCCGCCAACGCCGACGTCGGCACGCTGGCTTTCCTGACCAATGCAAAAGTCCGCGGAAAATTGCGCAAAACGCAGGAGTTTTCCGGCACGGACGGCGATCCGGTTTATACCAGCGGCCGCGAACCTGGCCTGGGTACCATCCTCGGCTATGATGCCTGGGTAACCAACTCGGTACCGAGCACCCTGACCAAAGGGTCGGCATCCGGCGTTTGCTCGGCGATCCTGTTCGGCAATTTCTCCGATCTGATTCTCGGATTCTGGGGCGGGCTGGACATCACGGTTGACCCGTACAGCCTGAGCACCACCGGCGCCCGCCGGGTCGTCGCATTCCAGGAGGTTGACGTTGCAATCAAGCGCGTCGCCTCGTTCGCCGCCATGAAAGACGCGCTGACCACCTGACCGGAAGCCCCCGCATGAGCATTCGCTTGGTCGAACCAACACAAATTGCGGGAGCTCACGTCGCGGTAGACGGGGCGACCCTCTACCTGACGGATTCTCTGGAAGCGGTTCTGGTCGGCAAACGCGCCGCCGTTTACGTCGACGCACCGAAACAGGACAACGGGCGGATGTTCGCCTCATTCCAGAAAAGCGCCGCCGTTGGTGGAGTCATGCGCCAGGACCCGGTGGTTGTCCCGACGGTTTGGGCAGCGTACGCCGTAGGAATACCGTTTATCATTCCGCCCGGCGATGGCGGATCGAACGGCCTGATTTTCGGCGGCACGGCCGGCGCGTTCACCCTGTCGGCCGCGATCCTGTCCGGCCTGGGCAGCATGCTGCCCGGTTGCTACATGTATCTGACGGCCAATTTCGGCGGGTTGACGATTCCCGCCGGGTGGTACTGGACGGAATGGTCATCGGACACCGCCGGCATTGTTTACGCAGAGACCTATACGACCGGTCTGCCGCGCGCGCCGACGCAGAAAACCGCGCTGTCGTCTAACGCCAATGGACGCCTTACGACGACCACGGCAGAGGTGACCGGCCCCACCGGCCTGACCATCGCCGGAGGATCGCTGGGGCCAAACGGCGGCCTGAACGCTTATGTTTATCAAATTGCCAACAACTCGGCCGACTCGAAATCGGTCTATTTGTATGCCGGGTCGGAGTGCATTTTCCAAAACAACTCAAACACCTCCCCTGTCGTTTGCTGCAACACCATGATGCAGAATCAGGGCGTCCAGAATAAGCAATCGTCCTATCGGACGGTCAGCACGACATCCGGGGTAGGCGGCAGCGGGACAACCCTGAACGTGTTCAACTCTTCCGCGCTGGATACATCAGCCTCATTTGACTGCTCGGCATCGCTGAAGCTGGGCGCCAACACCAGCGGTCTGGCTCTCATTTCGCTGGATATTTTCCAATTTTACGGAGCCTGACCCGTGGCCGCTAAGATTTTCGAGAATACCGCCGCCGGCATGGCCGCCGCGCTGGCGATTGCCGACCCGAAGCACCTCCAGGTGATGCCGGCGCGGAACCGGATCGTTGTACTGACCGGCGACGACCTGCCGGCGGCGACTGATCCGAAATCGGTTTTTTTGTCGCGCCTGCAGCTGTTCGAGGGGTTTTTGCTGGTCGGGCAGCCGCTGCTCACCGCAGCGGAAGCGTATATCGAGGACCAGAAAATCAACGGCTCGACGCCGCGCATCCGGTCCTACTGGAAAACCTGCGACCGGTTCGCGCGGCGCCATGCCTACATTAATCAGCTGCGGATCGCGGTACAGGGGGCCAAAACCAATGCCGCGTCGCTGGCCGAGATGGATCAGGTATTCGTCCTCGGCTCTGGCTACGAGCCCTCACTGACGCCATGAGCGGCGGGCGAAATGTCGATTGACCAGTTTTACACCTATGCCCCGGCCGGGTTCGCCTCCCGTTGCAGTGCCGCCGGGATATTGTTCCCGGGGATTCTGGATACGCAGGATCTGGACTCGTACGACGCGGCCAGCACGACCCGGCATGCGCTGCGCTACCCCCATGCCGACGTGACGCTCGCCGCAGGCGACACGGTCACCATTGCCGGCGACGATTATCGCGTCGTCGGGTTGCCCGCGCGCATCAATCGCGACGAGATGCTGGCGCATCTGGCCCTGATCCCATGATTTTCGACCTCGAAGCGAGCATTCTGGCCAAGCTGGCCGGCGCACTGCCAGTCGGCACGGCGCTCGTCGGCACCTTCGGCAACGTCGACCTGACCGACGATGCCGCTGCCCCGATCGTGTGTCAGCTCCAGTTCGAGCGGGCGATCGGCTCGCGGACCATCCCGGGCAGCACGGTCAGCATGGACGTCGAGTGGAGTTTCTGCGTTTACTGCCACAAAAGCCGGGCAACGTCAGGAGACCTGACGGCCGCCGAGGGCATGCTGCCGGCCGCAATCAACTCGCTCGTCCGCTGGCAGTACGCGACGGGCCGCTACGTGCTGATGACCGACGGCCCACAGACGGTTTTCGATGGCCAGGTTTTACGCCTCGGCGTTTCCTTTTTCACTACGGCACATTTCGCCGGCAATTGAGGATTTCTAAATGAGCGGCGTCGCCTTTCTCCCCAACGCAAAAATCCGCCTGGCCGCGTATTCTGACGCGGCGACCTTCGAGGCACGGAAATTTTTTGACGCGGAAAACACCAGCGCGTTTACGATCAGTTTTGCCGAGGAGGAAAAAAAGCTCCTCGACTATCGTACCGGAGCGGGTGGCGTCGACGCCTCGGTCAAACGAATTACCGACATGACCGGCACCATGGACCTTCGGCACTTCACGCCGGACAACCTGGCTCTGATTCTCTGGGGAAGCACGACGGCGATTGCGGCCACGCCGATCACCGACGAGGCCGGGTACAAGATCAACACCAACAAATTCGTGCCGACCAAAAAAATCCTCGACACGACGCATACGGTTACGGTCAAAAAAGGCGCGACGACGGTATTGCCTGCCGACTACACGGTCAGCGCGGGCGGCATCCTGATTGCCGGGACGATCACCACCGGAGGGGTGGCCAACGGCGACTCGATCACCATCAGCTATACGCCCAAAGTGGCGCAGGACGTGCAATCGCTGCTGTCGTCCGCCCCGGACGTGTCGATTTTCGTCGAAGGGGTGAATCAGACGGACTCGAAATATTTCGTCGCGCGGATCTGGAAAGCGAAACTCGGCGTTGCGCAAAACCTGCCATTCATCACTGACGATTACGCCACCGCGCAGGTTTCGTTTACTGTCCAGAAAGACGAAACCATCGTCGGCAAAAGCCAATATGCCGAGCTGCAGTTCGTTTCCTGATTTTTCAGAAAATGACTCCGCAGCCCCCCCTATACCCGTCAGATGCCGCCGCGCACATCGGCCTGTCATTCGCGGCCGAAGGCCGCGCGGACCCGGTTGACCTGACGGTCAACGAGCTGACGGTTGCCGACGTGCGCCGCTGGCTGGCCGAGGCCGCGGTGGCCAGCGAGCGCGACCCGCTGCATGCGCTGGCCCTGCCGGACATCGGCATCGACGATCTGGCCCGCATGACCTCGGCCAGCGTCGACATCCTCGAATCTCTGACCGTGCGGCAGTTGCAGGTTGTTGCCGATACCGCGCGGGAGATCAACCCGCATTTTTTTCGTGTCCGGGCGGCGATCGACCAGGCCGCACGCTCCGTGCAGATGGAAACGCGCCGCCTGATCGGTCAGCAGAGAATCTCGCCCGGCTTGACCGAGACCTTGCCCGCCTGATCGGCCAGCGCGGCCACTCTGGCGCGCTGGCCTATCCCTGGCGGCTGTATCAGGCGGCGATCGAGGTGTCAAACGAGGCTGCCGGGAATAACCCCTAACCAGATCCAGTGCGCCGATGACCGTTCAGACCAAAATAGTCCTGCAGGGAGACCCGAGCGGCGCCGTTGCGGCAATCAACCGCGTCAGGACCGAACTCGGAGCATTGCAGTCGGTCGGCTCAAAAGCCCTGTCGTTTGGCGGGGCGATTGCCGGATCGGCCGCGGTGGCCGGGCTGGTGGCCGTGACCAAATCGGCGATCGACGCGGCAGACGCGCTCGATGAGTTGTCGGTCCGCACTGGAGTTTCGGTCGAGGATTTGTCAAAACTCCAGTATGCGACGACCGTGCTCGGGGTGGACCAGGAAAAGCTGCAGAAAGGTCTTGTCCGTCTCAACGCCGAGATTGCCGCCGCCGGGGCAGGCAACCAGGCCGCCGCAGAACGATTCCAGGCGCTGGGCGTCGACGTGCGCGAGGCGGACGGCCGGATTCGCGGCGCCCTGCCGGTTTTCCTTGACCTGGCCGAGGCAATCAGCCAGTTGCCGGAAGGCGCCGCGCGCACCAATGCCGCGATCGGCATTTTCGGCGAGAAGGTCGGAAAAGATATGGTGCTGGCGCTCGACGGCGGACGCGAGGCATTACAGGAGCTGTTCGACGAGCTGGAGCGCTCCGGCGGGGTGGTGTCCAGCGACTTTGCCAAACAGGCCGGCAAATTCAACGAGGCGCTCGACCGCATGCGTGGCCTGGCCTCGTCCGCCGGCATTGCGATCGGCAGCGAACTGATCCCGTCCCTGAACAAATTCCTCGAAAAGATTCTAGCCGCCAAAAATTCCGGCATCGGGGTTGCCGGCGTTCTCGAGGCGATGTTCGGCCGCTCGCCGCTGGACGCCATCAAAAGCAACCGCGAGCTAGCCGACCGGGCAACGGCGGACATCGATCGTCTGCAACGAAAAATCGCGTCGTTTCGCGAGAAAAATCGCGCGGACGACGTCGACGCGCTCTATGAGCTGGACCGGCTGGTCAAGCTGCGCGAATATTACCGCCGGGCCGCCGACGTTGACGAAGGGAAAACGGATGCGCAGGACAATGCCGCAACGCGGCTGCGCCTGCAGCGCCAGCTGCAGGTAGATCTGGCAAAGCTGGAGCGGCTGCGCGCGGTGGCCTCGGGCGCCGCGGACCGAGACATTCTGGACAGCGACGCCAAACGCACAGAGGCGCAGATCAAAAGCGCCGAGAAGCTGCGCGACGCGCTGAAATCGGCCTGGCAATCCTCGATCGACGGGGCAAAAAAGGCGAGCGAAGAAGCGCAATCGCTGCTCGCCGCGGCGGTCGAAGCGCGGGCCAGCGGCGCCCGCTCGGCCGAGGACGTTCGTCGGCAGCAGATGAGTCCGGAGGACCAGGCTTTTCTCAACGCGCGCGACCTTCGGCAGGCGCAGGCGGAGGCGACGAACGCCGGATTGCTGGCCAAGCTGGCCGCGCAACAGGGGCGGACGGACAATGCCGCGCGGCTGGCCGAGCAGGCCATCCGCGCCGCAGAGGAAACGCTGCGCCTGGCCGACAAGGCCGGCGACCCGGAAACCCGGGCGCGCGCCATCGAAGCGGCGAGCGAAGCGCGCGCCGCCGCGCTTGAGGCACAGGCGCGGCTGAAACAGGATGAGTCCGCGCGGCTCGAAGAGCGCGCCGCCGGGCAACAGGCGATGATCGCCGAACTTGAGCAAAAACTGGCGGCTCTGCAGGCACAGGCCGCGGCGCTGTCGGTTGAGGTGGACATCACGCAGGCGGAAGGCAGCATTGCTGAGATACAGGCACGGCTGGATGCGCTGCAGGATAAAACCATCACCGTCACCGTCAACCAGGTGACGACGAGCGGCGAGGGCGCCCCGGCAGAGGGCAATGGCACGACGACCGGGTTTGCGCGTGGCGGATGGACCGGCCCGGGCGGCAAGTGGCAGCCGGCCGGCATCGTTCATGCCGGCGAGTTTGTCACCCGGCAGGAAATCGTCCGGCAGCCGGGCGCGCTGGCCTTCCTGGCGCAGTTCAACCGGTTCGGCATGGATGCGCTGCGCCGCGTGCTGCCAGGTTTTGCCGGTGGCGGGCTGGTCAATCAGCTGCGCAGCACTCCGCTGATTGATCCGTCCGGACCGGGGCGTCGGCAGGCCGCTGCGGTATTCAATTTCCCGGGCGTCGGCCGTTACCCGGCGACCCTTGATGGTTACGATTTCGACCGCCTTCAGGCGGACTTTGCCCGCGCCGCACTGCAAAAGGGCGCCCGGCGATGATCGCCGGATCTGACGGAGCGCGCTCATGCAGACACTGAAAATTGGCACGCTTGAAATCCCGGCGCGCGGTGCGCTTGACCTCGATCAGACGTACGAGCCGATCGGCGGAGAAATCATCCTGCGCACAATGTCCGGGCTGGGCATCAAACAGGTGACCTGGGCCAAGCTGCGCACGGTCATTTCCGGCGGAGGCTGGGTGCCACCGGGAATCGCCGCGCTCGACCCGACCCAGCAATATTCGGTGGCCTGTGTCGTGCCGCGGACGATCACCGCAGACGGTGCGCGGCAGGCCACCCTGCCGGCAGCCCGGCGTTCAGACTCCGGGTGTACGCCGTACGGGATTGCCCTGTTCCCCGACCACAGCATCGTCGAGGTCCCGGTTTCGTTGGTGGGCAATCTGGCTACGGCGGACGCGGCCAGCGGGGCGGTCGCCTATCAGGTGGGTTACTACCCGCTGCTGACCTGCTGGATCAGCCGGCCGACCGAGAGCGGTTCGCGCGGCGACGCCTCGCATCGCTGGGAAATCGAGGCCGAGGAGGTCTAGCGTGCCGGTCACCTATCCCGGAACCTATGGCAGCGGCGCCGCTGGCGTCTGGGCTGCCATCGTCACCATCGCCGGTGTTGACCAGTCGGCGCGCGTCGTCGGAGACATCCGCGTCGACGCCGAGGAGGACGCCGCCCGGGTGGCCGATGTAACGCTGCGCCCAGCCGCCGCGACGACATTCGCCGTGCAGGACTGGCTCGGCAAAACGATTACGATCGACGTGGCCGATGTTTCGTCCGGCACGCCGGCTTCCGTCTCCCGCCTGTTTACCGGGCTGATCGACACTCCATCGCTGGATCTGGATCAGCGCACGATCAGCCTGCGCTGCACCGACGACCTGCAGGGCGCGCTCGACGCGCTCGACCGCGGCGACATCGATACCCTGATTCCGGGTTCCCGCTGGTCGTCCGTGATTTTCGACCCGGCCGCGGCCGGCTGGACTTACGCGCAGGATTTGCTGTCTACCGTCCCTGCGTCGCTGTCGCTGTCGCCGGCCGGACTGGCCCGGGTGACCGACTGGGCGCCGAAAAGCACGCCAGACCTGGCCCTGACTGCCGCGCATGTTCTCGACGGGTCGCTGTCGATTTCCCTGGCCGGCCGGCATCAGCTGGTCAACCAGGTTGAAGCGACGTTCGAATTCCGGTTCCCGCGCGTCAAGGCAGAAACCTACGACCTCAACTACCAGTATGTCGATTCGTCCACGTTCGCCGCGCACCTGGCGGCCGGCAATTACTGGCTGCAGCGGTCGCAGGTAGAGCAGGCGATCAAGGCCGCCGGCGGAACCATTGAATCGATCACCTATACGGACATGCCGACGACCAATGTTTCCTGGGCGGGCGGCATCTGGACGCCGAATCCGGCGGCTGATGTTTTTCTGTGCCAGGGATTCCAGGCTGAAATATCGTTTGACTACGCGCAGCAGATTGAGGAGCGGCATGAGATTACTGTCGTCGCGCCAAACAGCGTCGGCGCCATCGGCACCCGCCTCGATCGGTTATCCGGCGCGCTCGAGGGGCAATATCTGCCGATCGCCGCCGCTGAACATTCGGCGGTGCTCTACCGAAACGACGTGAGCGGCATACCGCCGCTCGACACGGCCACGCCGAGCGCCGGATTTACTACTGCCGCCGATGTGACGTTGACCGCGGATAGTGACCGGGCATCGGCCGACGCCGCGATGGAAACGCTGATTGCGATTGCCAAGGCGCGCATCTGGGGTTCCCACCGCGGCAACCGCGTCGCCGCGGCCATGCCGCTCAATCCGGCGATCGATCTCGACCAGACCCTGTCGATTACCGTAACCGGATGCACGGCGCGCGGCAAGGTCAGCGCTTTGTCGCATCGGCTGTCGCCGGCAACGGGCGAGGCGGTGACCGAATTTTCGGTGTCCATCTGCTCGGTGGCCGGCACCGGCACGAGTCACCCGGATACGCCGATCACCGCGCCGGCCGGCACGTCGCCCGCCAGCACGCTGCTGACCGGCACGCCGAGCGCCGATTTCAAGATGGGTCCGTCAGAGGACCATTCGATCACGGTCACGTTCCCGGGCGTCGAGTCGGCCGAGCGCGCAAAAGCCCTGGTCACGCTGTCCGCGTCGTATGACGCGACGCTGACCGATGACCCGCTGACCATCCTGCTATGATGGCTGACTGATGGCGCAGATCCCGGACCAGCTAGTGCGCACGCTGGAGCGCCTGGCGCAGGCCGGCGGCGCCGCCGGGACGCAGCGCAACCGCCGCCTGCCGGCCGCGCAGGTGGTCCCTGCCATTCCGCCGAGGGTGGGCGTTGGCGCCTATGGCGTACCGCCGCGGAGCAATACATGACGCGGCGCGCCACCGCCGCTGATCTGGCCCGGCTGCGCGCGCAACTCTCCGGCGGCGCTCGCACCACCACCTATGCGCCGCGCCGGCTGCCGGCCGCGGCGATCGACCCGCCAATCCCGTTGCGCCTTGGCCTGGGCTGGCCGCACCCGATGCCGCTCGAGCCGGAGATCATCGCCGCCGGATTCCTCGCCAACGCGCTGTCGGCGGCGGTTTCCGCACTATTCGATCCGTATTCACTGGCCGTCGAGGATGCCGCGTTCACGCCACCACGCGTCGCCTATTGGGTATCCGATGTCCCGCTGACCGGCGATCCGAATCGCTGGTGCCACGTCTATTCGCGCGACGAGGCAGGACAACTGCGGATCAACAATGTCGCGGCAGAGGAGTATTTTGGCGCGTTTCACTGGCCGGCCAGTGTCGAGCCAAACAGTGTGCCGTACCTGATTCCGTACACTGGGCAGCCCGAGTCGCCATTCGGGACGCCGGACCAGAACGACGATTATGATGCGACGCGAATTTTCGTGGTCGGCGCGTACAGCGTCGGCAGCTGCACGTACAGCGAGCAGAATGTCATCCAGCTCGGCGGAGGAGCGTCTCTGACGCACCGGACGCCGATCGGCAGCCTGATCGATCAGGCTACGCATCGTGCCTGGCTGATGACGGCAGCCGGCAACTACGATCTGCCATGGGACTATTCCGCACAGGACGGCTGGCGGGTGAACGCATTCGAGGTCCAGATGCAGGCGCCGCCGGCGGACTCGCTGACGCTGCTGCAATCCTACGACGCCGGGATTGGCACCAGCGCGGTCGCTGGCACGCTTGGCGTCGATTCCTACGAGTACGATGACATCGTCACGACGTTCGACGGTCCGGAGATCGATGTCGGGCTGTCCGGCGTCGGAGAAATGTACGAGTCTGTCGCCTATGGTGGCGCGTTAGCTGTCAAGCGCGACATCGTGTGGCCGTGGCAGACCGCCGTTCGCGGGCAGCCGACGATCCAGCAGAACAACGGCCAGGTGGATGCGGTCATGGTCAGCGGGGGGAATGAGTCGGCGGTTTATGGCGGCTGGACGATCGCCTGCACCAGCGAAAACCGGGTTGAGGTCACCAGAAAATCGCTGGCCGTATTCATCCGCGAGGACCTCCCGGTTCACGTGGCAAACCACACCACCAACTACAGCAGTCTGTCGTTGAGCGCCGCCGGAACAGGAGGCAGCCAATATCTGTTTTGGGGCGAGGCCGTGCCGCCCGATCCGCCCATTACGCCGGGCAGCATCGAGGCGACGCGCGGCATGACGGATTTCATCGTCAACAATGGCATCACCTACAACAGCGACATGGTCGCCGAGGGGTACGACACGACGCAGACCGGGCATGTCGAGATCAGCAACGGGGCTGCCATCCTGCTGCGGCTGGATTTCTCCCGTCAGACGCAGTACGGAAAAACATACGAGTTGGTCCCTGTCGAGGGCCTCTACCAGGGGTATCTCGACCATCCGTATGAATGGATCGACGCCCCATGGGGCACTGGCTACGCCAGTCATGCCTTTCTGAATGCGTACACGGACCCGGCGACCGATGAATCTCCGATTACGCACTACAAGGAGATCGGATTCCCGCCGCCGCCGCACCAGTCGTCGGAAACCATCGCCGAAATCAATGACACGTTCGACGACATGGCCGGTGCGATGATCAGCCAGACCAACTACGATAACCCATTCCAGTTGGCCGGGCCAAACCGCTACGAGTTTGTTTTGAACGACCGCCCCGGTCTGCTCTCGGCTGCCATTACCTGGACCACGCGCGATTATCTGCTGTACGACGAGGACCGGCAGGTGTACGTCTGGATCGAGGGGTATTTCCACGTCGAGAAAGGCAACGATGCCTACCTGCGCGTCCGGCTGCACTTGCAGACCGCGGCCGGGACATCGAACCTGCTGCTGTACGAGTTGACCTTTGCGTATCCGGACCTGCTGCCGCTGATGCCGATCGGCGGAATCTCGCTGGGTGGCGAGGATGCCTACGTCCCATTACCGTACGTCCGGATGACGTTCGCGCCGCTCTGGACGCACCAGGGGCATGCGCCGGGGATCGTTTATGTCACGCCGGACGAGGTGTCCGGCGGCGCCCAGCATACCATTCTCGGAAATTTCGTTCTCGTCCTGCGCCGATACGATCTGCATTCGGACGGCCAGCCGTCCGACGGCTCTGTGCATTTCACCCCGTATCAATTGGTGGACATGCTCTATGCGTACGTCTATGGCCGCGGGTATGGCTGGCCGCAGGAGGGCCGCGGATATTATTATGTCGATGACATCAGCCTGTTCAACCAGATGGACGCGGATCTGTTCAACGTCCCTGTCCATATCCAGTTCGACGATTTTGTGTTCACCGACTGGACGCCGGCGCTCGGAGCCGCGTACGATGCTGACGACACGACCCGGCTGTACCGGGTTTGAAAAAAAAGGACCCGAATGCAGCACGGATTACGGTGCGTACATTCAGCAGGGCGGCTGGGTGCTGCGCGGCAACTCGTTCCGGGATTACGAGAGGGCAGTGTCGATCCTGTCTGGCGCGGATAACGTGACGATCTGCGGTAACGACTTCCGCGTCACGACAATCGCCAGCACGCAGCCACAGATCATCGCAGCGGCTAACTCCGCGGTGATCAAGGAGAACGTTTTCCGCGGGGTCTATCGCGCCATCCATCTGACCGGGACCAGCAACCATGCCTACAACAACACCGAGATCGGATGTTCGGTCGCGTCTCTTGATGCAGGAAGCGCTTCCGTCAAGACCCAGCCCGCCTTCTGAATCGATGACCTGCTCGGACGATCGGCACGAGGGAGAAGAGCGGCGCGGGAGCTGGCGCGTTGAAATGTCGGAGCTGCACGAGAGCATGGGCGAGGTGCGCATGTGCGTCGTTTCCGTCACCGAAATGCAGCAGCGCACGCATCAGCTGATCTCCGACCATATCGCGGAAGAGCGGGAAACCAAGGCAGCCATCGACGAGCTGATCCTGCTCTGGCGGGGCAGCAAGCTGATGGTCTCGGCGTTCAAGATCCTGATCCCGATCGTCGCGGCATTGGTCGGTGGAGCGATGTGGGTGAGGGACCATGTGAGGTGGTGAAAAAATTGTTTGAAAATGCAAGAGGAAGCCGTATGCCCCTCGCTGTCATGCATTTGTTCTGCCTCCTGTCAAACCTCCCGTTTCCGTTTGTCATCGCATAGCCCTCCAACAACCGAATTATTTGAGAGTCTTTGCGATTTCTTCCGCGGTTTCGTTGTAGTACGCCTGCAGCATTCTCAGATCGCGGTGGCCAACCGCTTTTGCCAGGCGCAGCACGTGCATCTGCTGCGCCATCCGGGTAATGCCCTCATGCCGGGTATCGTGAAAATGCAGGTCTGAATCATCCAGCTCTGATTTTCTCCTGGCCTTCCGGAACAGCGCATCGAGCAGCGGGGCCTTGATCTGAAATACCATCGGCCCGTCCCGCACGCTGGCGAGCTGCACGGCAATGCGCACGGCCTCTGTCGATAGCGGCACATCGCGGCTGGCCGCCTCAGTTTTTCCTCGCCTTACCCGGGCGAATCTCCGGTCGATTTCCAGATCGTCCCATTGCAGTGCGCAAATTCGCGTTGGGACGAAAAAAAGGTGGCGGCATCCTCTTGACAACAGCAAATCGCTTTGCTATTATGACTCTCGTCAGTTGATAACAACCATCACCTAGGAGAAAGACATGAAGACAACCGCCGCCATCCGCAAAGCCCTTTCCGCCGGAGGTCGCTCTGATCTCTACGTATGGACCGATCCCACCGGAACGCCCCGTATCGTCGCTGACGGCCACGACGGCGGGTCGATCCTCTACTCCTGGGAAGAGTGGGAGGCCGGGGATAACGCTGACTACGAGGCCGACGAAGACGGCAACGTAACCTGCCTTGGAGAGCCCACCGGATGGAAACTCCCCAACCCCGCAGCAGTCACTCTGGGCCGCAAGGGCGGAGCGGCAAAATCCGACGCAAAGACTCGAGCCGTCCGGGCGAATGCCACGCGTCCCCGGTCCACCAAGGGATCTTTCCGATGCACCGCTTGCCACAAATTCTTCCACGCTGACAACTCCGAGCCCGTCACTGTGGGCGGCTGGTATAGCAACGCGCACTTCGAGTGGGGCCGTTACGCCGGGGTTCACACCGTCAAGGCCGTTGAGGTACGCTGCCCACATTGCGGCGAGGAGCGGGAACTCCCCTACCCCTTCGACGCAGAGTAGGCCCAACCAGGGTATGCACGGGGCGGGGCTCACGCCCCGCCCCTCATGCCACACGTTCGGCGTCAGCGGAGGTAGACCGCTCCACGCCCTCACCTTGTCGCAGTCGTCACGCCGATGCACTTGCGGCTCACACCGCCATCGCGCCCCACAGTTGGCATGGTGGGTGCGCCACCACGGGCAGCGGCCCGGCGTAGCGCCTCGCGTCTCTCTGCTCCGGCCAGGCATCAACGTCCGGCAGTCCCGCGTAGCATCCGTCAGGCTGCACAAACAGTGCGGCCAGGCGCATAACACGGCGGTCAACACGGACGCCTGCCAGCGGCGCTTCGCTTGCTGTCATGCGCCGGTTACCTCAGCGTTATGCCCCTCATCG